TATTGAAATTTCGTTCATCCATTCTGGATAATCCTTACCTGCTTCCCACGCCGAGGTATCTACTATTGTGCTCATATGTCTTTTAGTTGTTTTTTTAAAATGCTGTGGACCAGTCCATTGTGCCCTTACTGTAATTTGTAACTCTATTTGCAAAGAAATCAGTTTGCTGTTTTCCTGCTATAACTGCATCAAACCATTTCATAGTCTTTAATGCGCCTTTATCAATATCTTCAGATGGGATTAATGGTGCAAGCCCTAAATCTCCCATTTTGGTATTAACTCTATGACGTATAAAGTTTTTTAGATCTTCTTTAGATAAATTCTCTAAATCTCCTTGCTCAAAAACCTTATCAATAAAGCCAAATTCTAGATTAATTGCTGCTGTTGCTGCTTCTCTAATATCTGCTTCTAGTTTATCGGTTTTTAATTCTGGATGCTCTTTCATGAGTGTTCTGAAAAGCCAGCAACCTGCGTTACTATGTAAGGATTCATCCCTTACCGACCATTCTACTATTTGACCTACTCCTTTAAGTAGATTTCTCATCTTAAATGATAGTAGTACTGCAAAAGAACTAAAAAGGTTAACTCCTTCTGTAAATGCTGAGAAGATAGCTAATGATACAGCTCTGGAATGCCAATCAGGAGTACCGTCATGTGCGTCTCTAACTTTCATCAGGTTTTCAATTTTAGCTAATGTAGCTTCATCTTCTAAGAATTCAGCAAAATCATCTAATCCTAATTCTTCATTTAGTAAAGAGTAAGCTTCAGCATGTATAGTTTCGAATGCACCAAAGGTTACACCCATCATAATAACTTCTGGTTTCCGGAACCAACTAGTAACTAAATTAGTCCAGTAATCGTTTACTACAGTTTCGGTTTGAGCAAAACCTTTCAGTATTCCACCTATTAAATTCTTTTCGTGCGGCTTCAAATTAGACTTCCAATCTGTTACGTCTTGTGCCATAGGTACTTCTGTATGTAACCAGTGTGCTTGTTGCTGTTTTAACCAATAATCGAATGCTTGTGGGTATTCAAATGGCTTATAAACCACTCTTTCATCTTTTAAACTCATATATCTTTATATATTAATAATTAATTTAGACAGGATATCCCCAAGAGCGTAAATTGCTTTCTCTTGAGGATACCATTATAAATATGGCGTTATGCAGTATCTAGACGTTCAACACTAAAAAACTTTTTTGCTAACTCTTTATGAGTAGAGGTAACTCCGTTTTCATTAGGGATTAAATCATCCATATCAGCTTGCCCTTCAAATTCTATATGACCGTTATTAGTATCCATTTTTAAGTTATATGTCATACCGTCCATACCGTATCTATTCTTCATAACATGCCATCTTCCTGTTCCTAGTACTTTATCTTCTTTCATTCGTGATAAAGAGAAACACATATCTGCTACCATCATTTTATCGTAACTACCTGCTGCTTTGTCTCCTTCAATAACTGAATCTTTAGCTCCCATTCTATTAACTTGAGAAGGAGTAATGACAGGTATTTTAAATTCTTTAGCTAATCCCTTAGTTGCAATAAACACATCATCAATTTCATCTTTACGTTCGGAGAATTTACCTTTAGAAGGTGCTTTTAAATAGTCAACATAATCTATAACGATTAAATCTGGTTTATGATCCATATCTATACACTTCTGTATATGTGACTTTACCGTGTTAACAGTAGCTCCTTTCGGTGGATATTCTTTTACAATCAACCTACCTTTAAGCCCGTTAACGTGATCTTGTACTTCTTTTCTATGTTCATTAACTTCGTCAATTGAGTACCCAGTTAAGTAGCAATCAAAACGTTTACCAACATAATCTTCTCCTAATTCTAAAGTATAGTAGTTAACTTTATACCCCATCTTTACAGCATGAGCTGCCATTGCTACACAAGTCCAACTCTTACCACCTCCAGGGTTACCGAATACAATAGCTAAATCTCCAGGTCCAAATCCTCCTTGAATACCTTCGTTTAATACAGGCCAAGGAGTTGGTATCGTAGGTCTATAGTCTGTTCTATATCTGGACTCTATATCTTTGTTGTATTCATGCCCGATATTTTTATCCATTCCAGCTTTCATAGCTTTCTCTACCATATTACGAATTCCATCAAAATCTCCTTCCTTTAAAAGATCCGCAGAACTAAGAATTGCGTGTTTCATTTCCTGGTTCTTACAAAACCCTAGGAACTCTTCTTGAACGTATTCTAAATCGTCTTGGGATGCTTGATAAGAGTTTCGTAACTCCTCCTTTAATGCTACCTGTAGTATTTCATTTTCTATCTTCTGTAGCTCTACCTTTAACACATCCATAGTAACAGTTGTGTGGTACTTATCAAAATATGTAGTAATTTGAGTTATTATCCACTTATGTGAATCGGCGTCAAAATATTCTTCTTTTAGTACATCTCTTACGTTAAGTAGAAACTTCTTATCTGTAAGTAGAGATCCTAAAACTTTTAATTGAAATCCTTTGCCGTACTGCTGTAAACTCTTTAGTGTCATATTGTAACCTTTATTTATTTAAATATAATGAAAATCAACGTAAGAAGCAACTAAAAGATGCTTTATATTTACGTTTTTTTACTCCTTTTTGTAGGTAGTTAAACCTCTAAAATTCTCTAGCCATGCTTCAGTATTTTTAGTAATACCTTCAATGCCGTCTAGCTCTAACATTCGTAAAAAAGCACCTGTTTGTAAGTTACTTACTGGTGATTTAATTACGTCTCTTACGTACTGCTTTTCTTTGTCATCTAAGCTTGTTACATGTAGATCCATTAGTTGAAAGTTTGTTTCGACTCTATCCCATTCCATTATTATCTTAGGAAAGATTTTCTTTACTTTCTTTTCATCTAATTTTGCTTCACATATATCATAAACGTACTGTAGAGTAGTACCAGGTTTATCAATTAAATCCGGAAATTCAGATAATATAGTTTTTATACCTAATCCTTTTACTCCTGCTAAGTTATCAGAATTATCTCCTAGTAATGCCTTTACTACATTATAGTTTTCTGGTATTACTTGTAATTCCGCATTTATATTATCCTGTGTAAAGGTTTTCTTTTTGACAGGTGCATAGACTTCTACTGTATCGTCTACTAACTGTAAAAAGTCTTTATCTGAAGATATAATTGTACATTTCTTAACGTTTGAGTGAGAAGCTAATTTAGCCATATACGCTATTATATCATCTGCTTCTAATTTCTCTAACATCATAGATTGCATAGGTAAACACTCTAAATAATCCTGAACTCTATGTAGCTGTCCTATCAGAGCTTCCATCTCTTGCTCTTTAGTATCATAAAGTCCCCAGTGAGTAATCCTGCTTGTAGCTCTTTGAGCTTTATAGTTTGGATCTACATTTTTTCTGTTAGCAGATCCTCCTTTACCGTCCCATACTATTACCACCCTAGTAGGATCAAAGATCCTCGTTACGTACCCTAATGAGCGAAGGAAGCCCACCAAGCCGCCAACATGGGCGCCTGATGGGTTCATCGCTTTGAGTAGAGAGAAACTACGAATTAACATATTCATAGCATCTACGACCAAGATATGATCGTTTAACTCACGGGGTGGGGTTTCTTTTAAATTGTTGAGTATGTTTTCGTACGCCATTAGTCTAGTAGGTTTGGAGATATTGGTGTTTCTTCTAAATCTCCTTCTTCGATTAAATCAAAGTCTACTGAACCTACTAGTTTTAACCAGTGTTCTTTATGAGCATCTCTATACTTATCAATTGCTTTTTTATCATCTTCGATAAATCCATGGGACGTCATAACAACTCTTCCTCTTGACTGTACTCCTCCAATATGGTTCTTTTCAATCTGTATATTCGTTCTTTTAGCAAATTCTACTTGAAGACCGTTCTTTACAGCTTTAATTTTTGAAGTACCTGGGTTAGTAATATTACCAAAAGTAACTACTAGTGTTGCATCATACCACATAGACATTCCTCCTTTGTTCTGCAACTTAGGTTGACCCATTGGATGCTCTGGTTTCATAGTCCATACCTTATTAATAGCTACTAACGTATTTGTATAAGGTGAATTCTCTTTTCTAGATAACAGAATCTTTTGATTTAAGTTGTTTCCGAATTGAGTAGACATAGCTCCTGCATTCCATTCGTTATTGTTCTTATTAGAACGTACCGATAAGTCACAAGGAATAGATCCAATAGAATCCCAAAAGAAACACATATCATAAGGTAGGTTACCTTTGGCTTGTTCGTCCATTAAATCAGCCATGTATACTGCTACTTCTTCAATAGTGTTTAATGAACCTCTATCAGCATAGAGGAAGTGTCCTTCATAATCTACAACGTTTCCATTTTCATCTTTAACTTCGTTAAACTTCAAGCCCATCTCTTTAGCATGTTCCCATGACCATTTCATCTCTGAGATTACAAAGACAGGTAGTATCCCCATCTTTTGAGCGTTTACCGCCGCTTCTAATAAAGCTGTTGTCTTACCGGTATCACTATGCCCTCTTAGTAATGTAATATGACCTGTAGGTATGCCGGGTAACGAAGTAATATCTACAAAAGCTTTAGAAAGAGGTATCCATCCTTGCTCTTTAAACTTAACAGATGAGGAGGAGTACCCTTTCTTCTTCTTAAAGTTTCCTAAGTTAAACGATTTCTGTACAGATGCGGTTGCACGTGCTTTTGTTTCTTCTTTCTTTTTTGCCATATCTATTCGTTGAATAAGTCATCAAATTTATTAACTGTGTCTTTGTTGCCAGCCGTAGCTGTTTCCAAAGTAAAGTCAGTTTTTTGTTGACCTAAGCTTTCTGGCAGGGTATTATCATTTCCTCCAGGAGTTGCAGTTGTATTTTCTTCTGCTGATCCAGGATTTAAGTAGTTCTGTAATTGTTTCTTGATAAACTCATAATCATATTGAGTATGAACATCTACAGGGTTTGGTTGTGTCTTTAACCATGAATCTACTAACGTATTGTTATCTGATAATGGTGTTTGTTTTGGTTTAATTCGTACAGTAGTAGTTGGGTAAGGATTACCTTGTTGTTGCTCTACAACTAAATCCCATCCGTTAATTACGTCTGTGAAATCACCTACATCTTCATCTTCAGCTAAAGCTAAAAGGGCTTTGTAGATAGTTACACCGAATCCCCATAATCTAACTCCTTTATCTTCTTCTCCTCTAACTACTACAGGAGCAAATACTCTAGTTTTAGGGTTAATTTTACCTGATAAAGACCAATTGTCTTTGTCATTAGTTTTTCTTAATTCCTTAACAAATTCCTCAATAGGATCTTGTTTACCAAAGTTAGATAAAGCAACCATAGGGTATTTTCCAATCCCATAGTGAAACTTTAACTCCTTAAAAGGAAAAGCAGGGTCATAAGCAGATGGTACAATACGTACTGTCTGTTTCCCTAGTTCCGGTTTCCAAAAAATCTTTGAATAGTCAGTCTTTTCTCCAGTCTGACCGTTGTTGTTTAAGGCATCTAGCTTAGCCTTGATCGCATTTAAATCCATATAACTTATTTTTATTTATTTGTAACTTATTATCAATATACGAAAAATATATTAACTCTCCAACTCTATTATATTAAAAAGTTTAGTATTTATTCTTCTTAATTCTGGACCTTTGGTCAGAAGTATGCAGTTTCTGAAATCTGACCAGTTCACTCTATACGAAGTATCTAACTTGCCATCGTTAAGTTCTTTTATTAACGTATTTAAGGCATTTATAGTGTATAGGGTATTAGTTTCTTTCTTTCTATGTACTAGTATGGTATTATCTAAAAAATTTGATACATTTCCAAAATCTACGTTGTAGGTACAAATGTATTCGTTTTGACTTTTTGAATAAAGTACAAATATTTTACTGTATACTATTTTATATTTCTCCTGTATGGAAGTAAGTACATCATCTAGAGTTTCCTCTGTAGAAAATGTACAAAACAGTTTATTGCTCATATCATCATTATAATAGGTTGCGTCGAGATCGTAATCGAACGTGGGTGCTGTAACTAATTGCATTTTATATAAATATTAAACTGTTTTATAAACCTAAATCTTTACTGTATTTAAATTTTACTGGGTATTTGTTATCTTTTTCTAGTATTTTTTTAATACCTTCTAATGTTTCTTTACCATCTTCCTTACTAAAGTCAAAAAGCAAAGCATCATATGTATAAAGTACCAATTTAGTCTTTTTATCAACTAGGTACCTTAATATATCTTTCAATATAAGAATATTATTTGAGGTTTCCAACGATTGCATCATATAATTCATTAATTTTGCTGGATGCATCTCTTTTAGGTTAGTAGTAAATGGTTTTCCTGATTGAGGATTACACACTATTCCTGTTTCTTTGTAGACTGACCACATATTATCTATGAATTCCTGTATCAGTACAAAAATTTCTAAGTCTTTATGCTCTTCTGGTATTTTTCCATATATTGCTTGGAAGTTAATTTGTTTAGCTTCTTTATATTGGTCGTCAGTTATATTTTCTGTACCAAAATAGTGTTTTGCTAGTTGCTTGTGGGCAGATTCGTCAGTAAGTCTGTACCCAATCTGATCGCAAAGTAACCTAAGGTGATAGCCATCGAAATCGAACTCAACAAAATAGTCTTGGGTTGGAACGAAACATTTGCGGTGTTGTTCACTCTTAGGAATAGCAGCGAAATTAACAGAATTAAAAGCATTAGTAGGTCTAGAAGTAGCATTGTATAAATTATAATAGGTTAGTACTTTCTTGTTATATATATTATATTCAGGTTCTCTTGGATTAAAGTTCTCTACAAAAGTATCGTGCTGTATACCTAATCCACTTTGTTCTATAAGGTAGAATACTGATATTGCTGTATGATTATAGAATTCAAATCCGTCTGGTATATCATACTCTAATACATGTTTAACTTTATTAAATACTTTTTCACAGCTTTCATATAATTTAGATATAGGTATTATCTGATTTATATTACTGTTAAGTCTATGTTTATTATAAAAGTAGTTTAACGTATTAGTTTCTCTTTCGTACTCTAACCTTTGGTATTTAACCATTGAATAAAGTAGTGCTATATCAATTACTCCAGGTATATTAATATGGTAGAGCAGTTTTTTCTTATCTAAGGTATATACTTTATTGGCTTTACTTAGAATAGCTATAACACGTTTTATATCTACATTTAAACCTTCATCGTGTTTTATAGGGATTATATAACCATGAGTACTTTGTAGTAATCTTATATAAATTGCTACAGTGGAAGTTAACTTAGGATGGTAGTTATCATTAGAACTGATTATGTCGACATAGCAACCTAACCTAACTAATTTTTCTAATGATTGAAGCTTTGCTTCTTCTTCTACTATATAAAACATTATTATAACCTTTAATATAATATATGAAAAATATTTTAAGCTACAAACTAATAATAGTTATTACTTGAAATATTATTATTGTTCGAAGTATAATTTGTTTCTGAGATGTCACCATCTGGTATGTTGAATTCTTGATTATTACCTCCTCCGCTGTAACCTCCTCCAGAGCTTGTGTTTGAAGTGGTGTTATTCTCTGCTGCAAGTAGGTAGGGTATTAACTGTCTATGTGGTTCAGTTGTATGTACTGCTCCTTCCATTGCTCCTTTGGTTGGATGAACGTGATAAAATCCTTTATAATCTTGATTAGAACCTTTAATTTTATATCTACCTCCAGATGTATATAGGTTAGTTTTAGTCTTTATAGGTATAGGCTTATTAGGTTTAAACCTTGGTTTTGCTTTCCGGATAGGATGCTGTTGCACCGATGGTGTTTGTTTTTTAATAATCCTCACTTGTTCCCTTGGAGGAAGTTCTTCAAACTTGTAACCTTCAACGTCTGATTCTATATCTGCAAATTTACCATAGTCGGTTATATATTCATCTACATTTGGAACCTCTAATGATAGTTTAAGTATACTTTCTCTATTTCTAGATGCTGCTCCTTTAAAGTTGTACCCTTGATTAAATATATCTTTAACAGGTTTTTCTAACACCCAATTTACTTCACCCTGTTTAATATACAGTAGTGTTTTAGCTAAATCGTAATTCTTCTTTAATACTTCAGTTACGTTTCCGTTTCTAGTATCATGTATAAAGTACCTCTTAAAGTACCCTGTTTTATAGTTTTGAGGTGTAGGGAAAGTATTTTCTGCAGTAAATGTGCTTCCTTCTCCTACAAACTCCTCATCATGCTCATGATCAGGAACTTTTTCTATTTCTTCAGAAGATTCAGTAGGACCTGTCCCCGTAAATGTCTTTCCTTGAGGTGTTTCGTAATAAGGTCCCTCATAAGGTGCTCCTGATGATGCAAGTGTAAATTGCCCTAGAAGTGCAAATAGTCCTTTAAGTACTTTAAACGCTGGTAACCACATATTATGCTGTATAAGTTTTTATTTTTCCTGCTGTTGCTAATCGTTTTGCTTCAGCTAATTCTGCATTTCCTTCACTTCCTCGACCCCATGAGAAGTGGAAATGTACACCAGTTGCTTTTACTGTCATTCTTTTATATTCATCTTTAAACCTAATTGAACTGGAAGAAGAACCTGCTGCAAACCCTTGTATTATAGCTAGTACTTTTTTGTAGTTACTAACTGAATATGGTACTATTGTAAAGTCTAAAGCTCTTCCGCTTTTATGTCTACTGGTATACTCTGTAATATTCTGGTGGAACTTGTCATTTCCTGAGGTAAATCTTAATTTGATTCCAGGTGCTTCTGATTTAACTGTGTTAATTAAAGCAGTTCCTATTTTTAAAGTATCAGAAGTTATATCTCCTCCGTTAGCTAATTCTGTTCCTTTTTCAGAGAAGCCAGCTGATTTAATTACTGCTCTTAATTTATCTGCATTTGGTGTATCACCGGTAAATTCTGTTGCTACTGGATCATTATATCCCTCTGGTTCTGGTTGTTCGGTCAAATCTACTAAAGTTGAAATATCTGGGACTATTCCTGATATTGGCAACATAAACATATTAGTTTTTAAATCCACATACCACTTATTATCTGATCCTATTTTATGTGAAACTCCGGTAATAACAAATCCAACTCTTCCTCTATACCTTTGTGGAAGTATTTCTTCAGTAATGGTAAATGCCTCACCAATTTTTAATCCAGCGATACCTTGCATTGTTAGGCTCATTTCAATAGGTAGTAATATATTAGTAGGTTCAGGTTTCTTTTTCAGTCTGCTTTTAAGTTGAAACATTTTTAAACAAAACTGCATTGCCTCTCTATGCGAAGTATATATAGATGCAAAGTTACTGTTATCATTAGTTTTCACTGTTCCGTAACTATAGTATGCTTTTGCTATCTCAATCTTATTCTTTTGCCGTGTTTCTGCATTCCTTAAACTATCTTTAGGAAATTCTTTTTTATCTTTTTCTTCTTCAGATTCTTTTGCATTATTCCACCTATCGACTGCTCCGTTATTGAACTGCACTAAGTTATCTTGTCCTTTTAACTTAGAACCACCTGCTGCTGCTGCTATTGCTAGCATTGATGCCATATTACCTGAGATTTTGCTTGATAAACTGTAAGATGTTACCATTGATCCTAATCCCATAATATCTATTAATGGTAATTTATCTTTATGACTAATTGGGTTGTATAGATTCCTATCTACTACCATCCATTCGTCTTTTGCTTTGTTTAAATGTAAATCTAAACTATTAACTCCTCCTAAATTAGTACTTACGTCTCTTAGCACAGTTTTAACTAATTGAAATACAGATGTTTCTGTATCACTATCTTTTACTTTTTTTACTGCTGCACGCTGTAAGCTTTGCAGGTACGCTAAGTTTATTAATATATTTAGAGGTGCTTTAGCTTTAAGGTCTTTTGAATCTTTTAGTTCTTTCGGTATTTTAGCGTTAGCTTTGTATCCATATCCGGTAAAAGATTTTACATCAGGCATTTGTCCTCCTTCAAACTTTGTATTCCCTGATTTGTAAGGGATTCCACATATGTAAGGGTCTGCTGAAACATGTCCAGGGAATGTTATGTACTCTTGTGCGTCTATATTTAAATCAAACCTTGTTTTGTCTGCTCCAGATTTTTCTTTTGATAGTACTTGAGTATTTAGTATATAGAGCAAATCTCTTATAGTAATGAAGTATTGATAATCCGTACTACTGTCTTCGCTGTTATCTGCTGCTTGGGCTAAACCGGACTTATATACTTTTATATTATTGTCTTTAGGGTATAGTTTTTTTAAGTATTCGTCTAATTTAGAAGTGTTAGTTAAGGCTTTAAATATTTCTAACAGAAGATCATTATCATCTTTCTTTGCTTTTCCTGAAGAATTTCCTGATGAACCTTCGGCATATTTTCTATGTCCATTTTTTTCATCGTAACCTGTGTAGTATGTTGATTTAACCGATTCTATAACTTCACCTTTACTCATAAGTTTAATAGAACAATCATAACTACCATCTGTTCCATAGTCCCAACTAAAATTAATAACTTTACCGATCATTGCATCGTAGTTATTTCCAGAATCTTTCTTTTTCTTTTTTATCTCCGCTGTTAGTTCCGGTAGTGTTTTTGTAGCTTTTAAAAAATCTTTGGTTACCGATCCAACTCCGGTTTCCATTTGACCCGTATAATTAAGGTACACACTATTCCCCCATTCAACCAACATTGTAAACCCAGGTTTAAAGTACAGTTTTTCTATTATATCTAATTGTTCAATAGACCATGCTTTTATCTTTACTTCTGCTTCTCTAAGTGTTCCGTATTGACTTTTAGACCTTATTGAAAAGTCCGTAATACCCATCATAGGTACGTACCCTCCAATTTCACTAAACTCATATGAACTTCTAGTAGGTACTTCTGTAGCTCTGCTTACATCAAATCCGGTTTTTCTATATTCCTGTAATTTTCCGTTAGTTACTTTGTTATAGACTGTACCTCCAGACAGAATATTCTGTGATGCTAGTATACTGCTTTTATTATCCTCGAGGTTATAAAATGTTTCTAATTCGGTTTTATAAGATGGACTTTTTTGTGCAGCTATTATACTTTTCATATAATCTTCTGTAGAGTCATCCAAACCATTGACTCCTGAAATCATCCTTATATAAGAACTATCGTTATTAATAAAGGTTGTTCTTAATACATCTTGTCTTTCGTTCTCATCAGTTAACAGCAGTTTGCGGTACTTAAGCTGATAGGATACGTTCTCGTCTAATGGTACGCCGAATGTTTTTGCCATTACCTATTGTTATTAAGTTCTCTGTACTCGTCTTTAATAGCTTGTATGTCGGAAGGAATTCTTAATTGTTTACCGGGCTCAACTACTAGTGAATCTCTTTTACTATTATTAACAGAAGCTATAACCCACCATAGCTGTGGATCTTTATAGTACTCCAATGCTAATGTATCATACCTATCTCCTGCTGTTGATATTACATATATATCATTAAAAGACGGTTTTATTATTGGGAATATTACATTTCTCCTGTACCTAATACCGTTTTTAGATTGTTTTAATAGTATGTCTTTATACCTGTTCATCCTCTTTATTTGCTGTTACTACTACTTCATCTAACTCAACTTCTGGTTTTGTTAATCTATTTTTTCTCCCAATAAACTTATTTCCAAATTGAGGCGCTACTGTATGTATAGGTGTGAATGTTATACTGACGTCTAATATAGTAGGTACTTCAGGTATACCCTCTATTCCTTTATCTAAGTCAGTTAAGCGTTCAAAACTACCAGAATCATCTGTACCGTATGCTGAGGTTTGCCAGGTGTAATCTGTACTCCAGTCAAAGGTTACTTGTTCTACAATACCTGGTTCCTGTATTAAGTAATCCCCTACTGTAACCGCTGCAAAGTTACCTCTCATGAAATTATTTGCTGTATAGGTAGGTGCTGTTACTCCTGCTAATAAATTTAGCTTAGCATATAAAGGTTTTAATTCATCTACTGAACTAGCTGCTACTTTAAATCCAAAAGTAATTGCTCTGTTAAAGCCTTCATAGTTGCGGAAGTCTTCTGCTCTACCTAAATACTTAAAAGACCCCCAAGTCCCTGTATAAGCGTCATTGAAACTAGTTAAATATGCTCTAAAAGGTAAAATTGTTACATCTGGCAGCGCATCACGTGAGTTTTGAGGTGTGATTATCTTAAAGTTAAATTCAATTAAGTCTTTAAAGGCTTCTTTTGTTTTTTCTTCTATTGCTCCTGTATCTAATGCATCTACTATTCCTATAGACCCTCTTTTTGGAAACTTAGCAGTAATCCTATCTTTTGGTTTTAATTTATAAGTCTCACCGTTTTTATCTTTTGGGGATTCTACTTCAGTAGGAGTTAAGCTTATTTGTTCGAATCCTTGAGCAACTCTAGTATATAAACCTTCTGCTCTTGTATTTTGAATTAATTCTGTTGCTTTAAATCCTACAGGTTCAGTTCCGACTCCTGATGCGTAGTATTCTGTGTCTAAATCTTCTGGTTTTGCAGGAGTATTGTTAGATAAGGTATCTTGTCTTCTTTGCTTTCTCGATCTTTTAGCATCTTCCAATGTTGTTTTACCTGCATCTGTGATAGATAAATTAGCTGTTGTTGTGCCGAAGTCATCAAACTTAGTTAGAAGAGCTCCTCGTTCTTCTTGTCTCTCGTCTCCTTCAATCTTAGTATTAATTAATTCTCCGTTTAGTGATGCTCTATGTCCTTGAACTTTAGGTAAGTAACCTCTCTTCCCCATAAATCCTTCAACAAAGTGAGTACCTGTTCCATTTACTGGAACTTGTGCAACCATCGATGCAATTGCTTTTGCTGATGACCATCCTCCTGAAAGTACTTTACCTATAAATGACCTACCTTTTGATTTTGACTGTATGCTTTTTTCAACTACACTTAATGCTGTTTGATTTGCTATATGTTTTAGACCTGGTCCAGTAGCTAGTAGCGATGTAATTCTCTTTAAATCATCGGTTCTACGAGTTACTTCCATAGCAAGACTGTTAGTACCAGGAGGATTATTTATATCCTTTGTTACTAAAGGAGCTTCTGCACCAAAGTCCCCATACTTAAGATCTCTTAAGTCTGTTTCTAGGTCTATTAACGGCATACTCTACTGTGATTTATTGGGTTAAATCTTGTGCTCTCTGATCAATTCCTACTTCCGGAAGATTATCTAAATAATTATTAGCAGGTTTTTTACCTTTCAAACTTAATGTAGTTTGTGCTGCTAAAATATCTGGATCGTCTGTGATTGACGACTTATAGTGCAAAGTAGATGTTGTTTTAGCAGCATCTCTTTGAGCAGGAGTCTGTCCTTTTAATCCGTGTACTGAATCTTTTAAATTGTTTAATATTGACATTATTATAGTGTTTAGTGTTATTATAAATAGTTTATTATGTACTTAGTCTAGAACTTAATACTAAAGCTTCACCTACTTTACTTCCGTCAAGGTAAACATCACCTCCTGATCTTACTAAACTAATTAATTCTTCTAGGAGTTTTTCTACATTCCCACCTAGTTTTGTTCCACCAGCCATGGTTATTGTATCCTTAGGATTAGATCTAATTGTAAAATCATCTACCTCCATAGAATCTGCAGAACGTGATTTGGATTGTTTTATATCTCTTACTGCGAGTCCAGCATCTATTGCTACGGATGCTGCTGTTCCTATACCAGGTATAAGGCTTGCTCCACCGGATGCTAATTCTAGTGCTGCTCCTGCGTAATCGCCTTTTGCTGCTCTGCTTATAGCAAATCCGACTCCTGCTAGTGCTCCAATTATAGGTATTTTTTTAAGTAACGATTTACCAACTGCTTTTGCTCCTATTTTACCAGCTGTCTTTGCTAAGTTTTTACCTCCTGTTTTTGCAACAGTTTTTGTAAGTGTTTTAGCGCCTGCCTTACCCCCCATACCTAATACACTTTTAAGACCTTTTGCTCCTTTTGTTAAATTTTTAAAAACCTTTAAAAGGCCTTTAAATTTTTTGAATATAGAAAGAGCTCCAATGGCGCCAACAGTAGTTAATATAAGTCCTGAATATTCTGTCATCTTAGAAAAGAATCCTGCTATTGTTTTTAATGGATCTCCTAAAGCTTTAACTGATTCAGTCATTTCTTGCTGTAATTCTAGTTGTGCTTCTGCTGCAGTTTTTGTTTCTAATTGGCGCAGTAGTTCCTCTGCTCCTGCTGTTCCTCTAATTTTTGCTAATGCTGCTTCTCGCTTTTCTTCATCTTTTATAAGAAGTGCTTTTTCATATTGCTTCCTAACTGCTTCATCTAGAGATTTACTTTGATCTCCACCTAATTTATTTATTGCCTCTTGTTTTATTAACGTTGCTGCTACTTCCTCTCTAGACATCCCCATTGACTTAGCTAAGGCGTTTTGCTGTAATACGTTTAAAGCTCCAAATTCTTTTGCAGAACCCATTTCTCTAGCTAGCTCTGCTGCTAAAGTAGCTTGGTCTCCTGACAGGGCTGCAGCACGTGCTTTATCTAGGTTAATATCTCTACCTAGCAGTAATTCAGCCTCCATTTCACTAGCTAACGAGCTTTCAAAATCTAATAAGTTATCAGCTGCACTATTTAATTGATTGAAGTTTAATCCTAATTTCCTTGCTTGGTAAGCTGCTTTTGCAATTCCACCTGGGAATTTCTGAGTTGTTAATTGTGTTGCTGATGATGCTGATGCAACATCTTTCATTATATCTTGATACCTAACAGCAGATTTATTGCTGACGTTCTGTAGTTTTACTTGTCCTACTAAATTATCGTTAAAAGTTTTTAAATCTGTTCCGGATGCTGCTGTGAATTGTGCTAGTTTTGCTGCTTCTTCAGCAGAAATGCCTAACTTCTTTGTCATTGTACCGAAAGCAACTAGGGTATCGTCAGATAAGTCAGCTGTTACTCCCATTGCGTCGGACATTGCATGTTGAGTTGCAAGCATTTCTTTACTAGTAAGACTCTTTGTTGCTTTTCCTAGAGCAATAAACCTATCATCCAGTTTATCTGCTTCCTGGTATGACATGTTAAAATTCCTTTGCATGTCAACTAAAGTCTCATTTGTTCTAATAAGTCCTTTGGTGACTTTACCTACAGTAAACGCAAGTGCCATTTTTGAAACAGCTCCTAGAAGGGATTTACCGCCTGCAACCATTGCATTTCCTCCTTCTGCTGCTGCTTCTCTTGCTGATTTGGCAGCAGTTTCAAACTCCCCAAATACTTTACTCAAGCCAGGTATATCTTTAGCAAACCCAGCCATTTTATCAAAGAAGTTAGATTCCTCGTTTATTTTTTGTGCGGCATCGGCTACTTCTTCAAAATTTTGTGCTAATCTTGATGCTTCAGATGTAGCGGCATTAAGTTGCTTTAAAGTTTTATTAATAGCTCTACGTTCTTTATCTGAAGCGGTGACTCTAGCATCTGATAATACTTTAATTTGTGAATCTAACTCTGCTATTTTACCTTTTAAACGTGCTTGTGCTTTAGATGCGGTTGCTAATGCTTTTTCAGATTTTAGTTTATCTTTATCTAGTCTTGCAATAATTTTTGCTTCGTTCTGAATGCCTTTTACTGCGCTTGCGGAGTTTTTCATTGCAGAAGTAAACTCTTCTCCGTCTTTAGCTGCTTGGCTAATATTATTAACCATGTCCGCAAATGCGTTATTCGATACAATAGCATCTTCTCGTAAGTCAGCCAATCGTTCCCCAGCCTTAGCTAAATTTTCTGCTAATATTGCTGCTTCTTTTGGATCTGGTATATTTTTATTTACTTCTTCAGCCATTTGTAGGGTGCTTTATATAATATAAATAGCGAAGGCCTCTTTTATTTAGAAGCCTTTGCTGAATAATTAGGTTTTATATTAGGTCTTGCAATTTGCGGTTTAGATTTTGTGGGTTCTGGGGTTGATTCTTCGTTAATTTGTTGGAAGTGTTCTCTTATTTTATTATAAGTAAATTTTCTAAGCCAAATTGGCATATTATACACTGTATGCCAGTCGTATCCTCCGTTTCCATGAAATACTATGTCGTGTATTATACTAAATACATTTAACCTATATTCAGGCGTCAGGCCAAAAAAAGTTAAGCCCAATGGGCAAATCAACTTCCTCCTCTCCACCTTCTTCTTCTTTAAGGTTAAATACCATTTTTACATCTGGGTTAATTAATTGATATTCTGCTCTTAATGCTCTTGCGTCTTTAGCTAAAAGATATTCGTCAACAAAAGATCTAATGTCCTTTTGTTCTGATAATCCGTTGACTGAGGTTATTATTTTTTTAAGTCTAGTTGTAACTTCAGGAGAAGAATTTTTATTTATTTTCTTAAGACCCGTCAATTCTCTCTCTATACTTGTTTCATCACTATGTGTAAGTAACTTAAAAGTAACCGTATTACCTGTTGTTGGTAGAGCAAAGCTAAACTTATTTTCTTTTTCTTTAACTAAACTTTCATCTAAGTATTTTAATTCCAATTTAGATAAGTCAACTGTATGGTTTGTTCCACCTCTAGAAAAGGTATAGTCCTTTCCATAAGAAAGTACTCTAGCAGCAAACATGATTGCATTTTTATCGCCTACTAAAAGTTGATTGTAATCTACTCCTTCAGTTACAATTAGAGATTTAAGTAACCTATCAATTACAGTTCCGTTTTTAATGTAATTTTGGTTAGTTAAAATATCCTCCTCTTTAGCGGTCATATACTTCATTTCCACTTTGCCTGAAGCTAAAGCTGAACCTTCTGGGTATAGCAGCCCTTTAGATGGTAATTCTACTAATTCTGTAGGGACTTTAAATTGTGATTCCATAAATTTTATTTAGTTATAACTTGTTTATACTAATAAATATACGAAGAAAAAAGTTTAGAGCCAACAAAAAACCCGGATAAAATCCGGGCCTTTATAATAAGTAAGTAATTTCCTAGTAATTTAATACGCAGTAGTCCATTGCAACTGTAATTCCAATTTCTACAGCTTCATCTGAAGTCCAGTCGTATTGTCCAAAGTCTCCATTTGTTAGGATAGCTCCTTTAATGATCCATTCACCTACAATGTCTCCTACAGGTCCTAATATGTTTAAAGTTAAATCTTTTTTATAGAAGTCAGAATAACCAGCTCTACCTGTTACCGATTCGTATCCTAATCTTGCCCATTCCATTACGGCTTGTGCTCCAGAAGGAGTTACTGGATCGTATAGAGTCATGGTCATATCGTCCCATTCTCTTTTTCCTCTAATTTTTCTATATGAATTGATGTGGTCTAACTTGATAACGTTATCGGTAAAGGAAGGTGCTTTAACATTCTTAACCATGAAGGAAGGAATGTTATCGATATACATTACAAATCTGTTCTGTACCTTTGGTTCAAAGGCTTTAAACATTATTTCGTTTGGATCTAATACTGCCATGTTGTATTTACTTTATTATAAATATATTGTTTTTAAATTATCCGTTAAAAGTTGCGCCTGTTGGTTCAACTGTAAAGTCTAGCACAATAAATTCTGCTGTTCTTGCTGGCTGAATAAATATCTGACCAATTAACTGATTCCTGTCTACTACGTCTGCTGTGTTATTCGTATCGTCCATTACAACTCTAAAAGCATAAAGACCTTGTCTCTGTACTACTGATTCTAAATAAGGATTAACGATTGATAAGAATTTGTTTCTAGTAGCTACTGTGTTCTGTTCGAATACTAAGTTTCTAGCTTGATCTCCTAAGAATTTCTTAAGTTCAATTAACAATCTTCTAACGTTTACTCTATCTAAAGCTGATGCTTTAGTTTGTAATGTCTTTTGACCAAATACTGCAATACCTTGTCCAGGGAAAGTAGCGATTGGATTAACTTTTCCATCATACAATAAGTCTCTTTGACCTCTTGTTAATTTCTGTTCTGCTTGAATGATTCCTACTACTCCACCTCTTACTAGTCCTGCTGGTGCGTACCACGGTGCTGAACTATTATCTGTGAATGCATATACTCCTGGTATTGCTACTGAAGCTGGTGACCATACATTTCTACCTGTTGCAGATTTAACTTGTACCCAAGGCCAGTAAGCAGCTGCATAAGAACTATTTAATCCTGTTGCTGTTGAAGTTACATCAGCTACTCCAGAACCATAGTTATCTAAATCTACTACTGCGATACAATCTCCTCTTTGCTCTGCTAAAGTAATAATACTGTCTAATGCGCTTCCTTGTGCTGCATTGCTGTATATAAGACCTGGTGCTGATACTATATTAAAGATATATTCATCCTTATTGCTTAGTATTGAAATTGCTGTAGAGTAATCTGATCCGTTTACACCTTGTGAATCTGTATTTGAAATAGATCCAAAGTAGTTAGCAGAAGCAGGTGCTATGTTCCCTGTAGCTCCGTGGAATGAACCTGATTCATTAATCGGTAATGACCCTGTATATTCGTCGCTCCTAACTGTTATTCCGTCATTTAATAAGTACCCTGGTAAAGGACTATTAACAGCAGATACATAAACATAGTTTGATTTGTTAATGTAGTCTCCAAAAGTCTTAACATAGTCTTTAGATCCATCTGTTGCTGGAGCTTTATATTGTGTACCAATTTTAGACTCTATGTAATTAGATGATTGTGGATCTAATGATACATTATTAAATGTTTCTAATACTACCTTAGCATTATGACTATCTGATCCTTTTCTGATCAATAAGGTAAATGTACCTTTTTTCTCATCTACATTAGTTATTTCCCATCTGATGTTATCCTCTGATCCGCTTACTAAAACTCCACCACTGTTTGTGATTTCGTCTCCTGCAGTATTTACTCCTGTTGAGCCATTGAATAAAGTACCTTTACCTAGTGTTTTAAGGACAAAAGGCTGTATAGCATCATTATCTGAAGATGAAACGTGTGTGCTAGTAGCTGGAGCAAATGTTCCGTTTACTACTCTAGTAACCAGCATAGTATTACCTCCTTGTTGGAAGTAGTTCTTAACGGCTATAGATGTTAAAAATTCTTGATTAGTTGATGCTGAAATAAAAGTCTCTCCGAACTTTCTTTTGTACTCATTATAAGATGTAACAATAGTTGGTTCAAGAACAGGACCTTTAACGGTTGGGCCTAAAATAGCGGCGCCTGCTTCAACTGGAGCTGGATTGATGAAAGAGACATCATTCTCTCTTGCAAATACACCTGGGGAAATAATTGATTCTGCCATGTCTGGTCTATTTTGTTTTTTAGTTTATTATAAATATCGTTTAGGAATGTAAAACAGATAATGTATTTTGTTTTAACTTCTCTTATATAAATAGGAAAGGAGGATCTAAACCCTCCTCTCTATTCAAGTATGTTTGAAATATTTACTTTACTTCTTCAACAACTTCATCTTCAGCTCCTTTTTCCTCTGCAGGTGCAGGGATAAATTCACCTTCTTTAAGGTCGATTGACCCTACTCCATATGCATCTTCTAATTCCTTAACAACCTCTTGTTCAGAAGTTCTTAATTCCTCTAGAAACTGCTCTGCGCTTTCTTTTCTTTGCTCTAGGTTAATTTCAGCTAATGAAATTTGTCCTAACTCTTGAATTAGTGCAGCGTTTTTGTTCTGCAGATCTTGTAACTTTCCAAGCTCTTCTTTACTTAGTTTTGTGTTTGCCATTTTCTTTTTAATTTAAAACTTTAATTTAATCGATTAATTATTATATAATATAAGAATAAATAGTATACGAAACAACTATTAAGGTAAATAGTTTATAACTTTTACACTCTTATCCATTTTTTTGAAACAGGTAAGTATATAGCACCTCCTGTATTAAGGTTATCTGTATATCTTGTTACAAGGTTGTTCCATTGTTCCTCTGTCATTTCTTGATCTAACCATATAGTATCTATAATAATTAAATCATATGTTGCTGAGGTTGTGTATGTATGAATATCTCCTTGTATTAGATTAATACTACTATTTAAATGTCCAGATGAATTAGTGAAGTCAATAACTTCTTGGTCTATTTCTACTACATCTACTGTGCTACAGTTTTCTACTTCGTATAAGTCTTGAGGAATTAAACCTAAACCTAAACCTGCTACCAGTACAGAATCATATGTAAACCCATCAAATGTATCTCTATAAAAAGATGTACAGCTATCACACTTACCTAAAAATAACTTTGAGTAAATTTCTACATTAGATACCCACATATCATTGCTAGTAAATTTCATAACTGTAACTCCTTGTTCGTTTTTATATACATTGAAGTTAGTTCCTGTGTAATCTATTATACTGTTGTCTAAAAATTTCATATTTTAATTTTATAGTTTAAAATCCACAGAACAGTACTGCAGTGCATACTCCCGAAGAATTAATTGTTACAACGTTAAAAGATAATCCACTACTTGAAGTACTTGCTGGATAGTTACCTGCACTCATTGTTGTAATATTTTGACCTGTTGTACATGTATCCCCAACTGCTGGTAGTAGACCTGTTCCAGTATGGTATACTGTAGTGTTAAGATCTTCTTCACATCCGAATACAGGTTTACCGACTGCATCTCCATGGTACCATACCTGGTATGTAACGTGACTATACCCGTAAAATTCAGATACTGCATCTGGTACTGATTTACCTGCTGTAGCACTCATAGAACGTAAGGAGACATTTGTTGATCCTGCTCCTACTTCTGTTTTAATGTCATTTAAACTTATTTGCCCTGATAATTGTAATGCCATATTAAATATTTACTATTAATATATGAAACTTTTTTTTATATTCCAAATCTATTTTTATATGCGTTATAATTCTGTTGTATTTCTTTAAATGTTAAGCGTTTTTTAAATATCTTTGCTACTGGTATTTTAGCTTGAGCAAAACCTCCAGTACTTCCTGAGAATGAATTTCCTCCGCCAATATTAATATTACCGGTGTTATCACAGTCTGTACCGGCAAATGTGTTTACTTCGTAATGTGCTAGTACTCCATTTACATATAAGTTAGCTCTATTAGATCCATTCCAAGTAGCTACTATATGGTAATATTTATCTCTTTCAATAGTTGTGCTTATATCATATGTAGTAGAACCACTGCCTGTTCTCATATAAAACCCTAATACGTTATTTGTTGTGTATCTACATAATCCCCATACTCCTGCGTAGCCTCCTCTTGCTAATATAGTAGTGTTTCTTGCTGGTGAAACACCACTCCAGTTAGCTGCTGCAGGTACATAGTAGATTACCTCTATAGAGAATTCTTGATTAAAGTCTCTAGGGAAAGTTCCTGGGTCATGTGATATTTTATCGTCTGTTCCATCAAAAGTTGGTTGACCTGTAGAATCAAAAGAGATGTTACTAGTCTCTATAGTTCCGCTAGTACCTATATTTATTAACGAATTAGTTGATGCTCTACTGCTCTCTGTGTAAGGCGTAGCGTGACTGTTAAGCTCTACTTGTAGATTTCTAACGTATATAGTATCAGTTAAACCTGCGCTGTCGGTACCTCTAACTCCTAAAGCTAACTTACTATCTGAATTAGCGGTCCAAGAAGCGGTTTTTCTAATCCATTCACCAGAATTTATCTCAGCATTTGTACCGTTACCTAACGCATTTGTATAACTACCTAGTTGGGTACCATTTAAATTTAAAGTATACGAATTTGTATTCTCAATTGATTTAGCTTTATATTCATATGACATAGTTACAGTTCCTCCGCTTGTTATTCCAGTATCTATACAATAAGTTCTCCAACCATTAGTTGCTGTAAATTCTAAAGTATTGGGGTAATCTGTAGAAACATTTAAAGCACCGGACCAACCGTGTCCTGACCAATTACTGGTGTTTAGAAAGTCTGATAGCGGTACAGCGTTTGTAGTAGATTCTCCTTTAAAGTATCTAGTTGAAGTATGATTATCTGCGATTCCATACCCTGAATCATAACCGAATAGTAATTCGTCTTTTATTAAGTGTGGTCCTGTGTACATTATAAATCAAATCTATTTTTATACGCGTTAAAATTTTGGCTTATTTCTGGTTCTGACAATGGTACGCTGTATATAGCTAACCTAGGCATATGGCCGGCTCCGTAAGCATTAGATGGATCTCTTCCGATTCTCAACTTATCAATGTCGTGTGTATTAAAAGATAAGCTTCCGTTTGCTTTAAATACCCCGTTAACGTAGCATTTAACATTATTTGATTGTCTGCCATTTATTACCATTGCTACATTAATATATTCACCATTTGGATAGTCTGTAGAATTTGCTACAAACATTGGTTTTACAGAGTTTATGTTAGTCTGAAAATCTATACCTCTATCGGATCCAAACCATGTATGAAATTTCTGTGTTCCATTTTTATCCATTAGTGTTACAAATGGAGACCAACTTGTTGACCAGTTCATTTTAAACCAATACGAAATTGTTAATGATGTTGCATTTGTTATAGAAGGAACTATTGCATTTATAAAATCGTTTGTTCCGTCAAAAAATGGTTGTGCTGTTGAATCAAATGATAAATTCTGGAGCTCCACTGCTGCCGTTCCATGTAAATCTAGTAAACATTTATCCGTTCCTCTTACACCGTCTGTGAAAGGTGTTACGTGTCCTTTTTGTTCAAATTGTAGATTAGCAACTTTTATCGTAAAGTTAGAAGCTGTCCTGTAAAATCCACCTGCATTAAAACTTGTCAGTGTTCCAGTAGGCATTGTAATTTGGTTATCCACTCTATGCCATTCATTTGCTACTGTTGGTTTAAATAGGTGATTACATTCTACTGTAGAAGTTGACCAAGTATTGCTGTTTGTTAACCAGTGTCTAACGCCGTTAACATATACTGATACTTGTGATTTTAATTTACTTCCTGTTGATGTTGAATGTATATAACTACTCCAAGTATACGTCCCACCACTAACTGGTGTTGTAGGTACTGCTGGTGCAAAACTTAAAATAGGGCTAGTGCTTGCTTGAATAAATCGTACTCCTTTTAATCCACCGCCAAAATCTTCCTTAACTATCGAGGTTGTACTACTAGTAGCATCTGTATGGTTAGAGAGATAAGGGTACGTAAATAAATTTGTTGTAAATTCACCTGTGTATAGCCTGGTAGGAGTATCATTATCAGCAATGCCGTAGCCGGTGTCATAGCCAAAAACTAAGTTTTCTTTTATATTATCTATACCTACATTTGTTGCCATATTGCTTTTTGTCTTAGATTTACTCTTCTGTTCCGCTGAGTGACCATGCGTCTGTGTTTAACAGTTCTAATATTTCTGAATGTGTATATTCTGTGTAGTCTTCATTATATATAGAAGGTCTTCCGTACACGCCTGCTAAATGTTCTACATTTACATCTTCTCCTGTTTCCGGATTTTCGTAAGTTTCTGTATAGGTTTCTTCTATAACCTTAACATCATACTTAACAAAAGTCTTTGTTTCATCCACAGATTTCCTTAATGAGTCTGCATTAGGTTCTAATACTTGGTTAAAATCTATATTACTTATTATATCTGTCGGTATTACTAACCATCTTCTATTTTCGAATCTCATAATTTATATGTTAAATCTATTTTTATATACGTTAAAATTATCTTCTATTTGTTTTACGCTCAATGCTTCATTATGTATTTTGAATACAGGTATTAATCCATTCCAATAGTAACCTCCTCTACCACCAAAGTTGATTTGCTGTAATACATAAGATGTGTAGTTTCGTGTGCTATGTTGTGCACCATTATTATATAGCTTAGCAACAGATCCATCCATTACTATTACATAGTGGTGAAAATCCGTATCACTTACTCCGTTACTGTCCCATGCTGTACCCTGTATGCCCATTGGATTACCGGTACCTGTTGCTGCGTGAGCGCAGTACAGTCTTTGGTTAGTTCCATTGTTGGTTGCATCTAACCACATACGAGCACCTGATGTTGTATCTGACTTTACTATTGCTTCTATAGTAAATGGATCTGTATGTGGATTTCTACCAATAAACATCCCTGTATTAACTATATCATTAGTTCCATCAAAAGCAACAATCCCGTCACTATCAAAAGAAACGTTTGCTGTGTTTATGTTTGTTGTTCTTTTAAGATCGATTAAACTTTCTGTCGTAGACCGTGATGTAGCTGTCCATGGTGTAGCTGTACCTACATTAACTTCAACTTGAGGCATAGTCATTTCTATATAGGTATCAGCATCATTAGTGTACGGCCTTAACTCTACATAGTCGTTATTCATAGCAGACTGGTTGACTGTCCACTGTAAACGTTGCCAATCTGAGTTCACTTGAATAGTTCTTGTACTACTAAAATCATGTCCTATATATGCGTAAAAAGGTACTTCTGCATTAAAATTATTTCTAATCCAACAACTCATGGTTACTGTTCCGTTTGAACCTGCTGCAGTTCTGAGTCCTGTTATTGTGGTATCAATACCTTGATAGCTGGCTCCTACGGTAGCCCTACAGTTAAATGTTGGTTGGTTTTTATATGTATTACCAGTGGCGATTCTTTCTGCAGTATTTTCTGTTCCCCAGTTTGCTAAAGACGGAGGTGCTAAATTAGTAGTCGGTTTCCCTTGGGCAAATCTAGTAGATACATCGTTACTTGCGATTCCGTAACCGTTATCTATCCCGTATATAAGATTTTCTCTTCTTAAGTTTGGTCCTCTGTTTATACCCATTACTTATTGTCTTTTAAATTCATAACTAAATCTTTTAATTCATCGATTTGTTTTTGTTGCTCTTTAACTGCTTCGATTAATACAGCTGTAAGTCTAGCATAGTTTACTGTTTTGTATTCTTCTCCAGACTTGCTTGTAGCATTTCCATCTTCATCGCTCCCTATATCAAAAGGTGCTAGTTGAACTAACTGAGGTAATACAGCTTCAACATCTTGAGCTATAACTCCAACGTCATTTATTTTTGTTGTTGGCTCAAAACCTAACTTTTCAGACTTCTCGTTCCAATCAAAGGTTACCCCTTTCAGTTGTTTGATTTTGTCTACTGCGTTCTCTATAGGCTTAATATTATCTTTTAACCTTTTATCCGAAGAGTAGGCTATTACATCCCCCGTAGCGCTAAGAGTTCCTGTTACCTTGATACCACCTGTAGAGTCAGACTCTAAAGTTGTTGCTCCATTGTACTTTATTTCTACACCACCGGTTCCGTCGTACAGTGCTATACCATTAGACTGTTGAGTGTTATAAATAGCGTAATCTCCTGCTCCAATATTCTTAATCTGTATACTGTCAGAATCCCCTTTAAACTCTGCAATTACTGCAGATGTGCTACTATTAGGGTTTCTTACATATAGTGCAGCGGAATTGGTGTTGAGTGCATCATTATCTACATGTAGTCTATAAGAAACAGTACTAGTACCTATCCCAACCTGACCGTTGCTGTTCATTCTAAATTTAAGACTACCAGCGCTATATATATCAAACTCAGCTGTTGAATTATTTGTAATGTAGACCCCGTCGCCAAGTTCATCTGTATCTCCTAATTTGAATTCACCAGTAGAAGAGTTTGCTTCAAGAACAGGTACTCCTCCGTCACCTACAAATATACCATTACCTGCATTTACTTCTAATTTATATAAAGGATTAGTCGTTCCAATTCCAATATAACCGTCGTTCTTTACTGTTAATTTAGCATCTGCTGGAGTAGCACTGTTCTGATTGGCATCGTTATTTACACATAAATGTAATTTACCTCTTGAGTAACTTACCCCTATATCTTCAAATAGAACGGCTGACTTAGTATTGTTAACTTCACCGCCTATTCCTAAACCTGTCCAAACACCTGATCCGTTATTAGTGCTACCTTCTATTCTTATAGCGTAAGCGTTGTCAGTATTCGTGTGTACGTGCAACTGGTGAGTAGCGCTAGCAATTCCTATAGCTACTTTTCCATTTACAGTTGTATTGCCTTGAAAAGTTGCGTCATTATTACCTAGTAGAAGTACTTCTGTTCCTCCTGTAAAAAACTTAATAGCATTAGATGAGCTTTCTATTATATATGTATCGCTTTGACCATCAAGATAAAATTTCCTACCTGCTGCAATAGCAAAATCGGTACCGCTTAATACATGAACATCACTACCAACTTGAAATCTAGGATTACCGTTGGCAAAAATCTTTAATGCACCAGTGCCGTTATCAACTAATAAACTATCAGTTCCATCATGATATATTTCTAGATCTTGAGAATCGCCTAATTGTACTTTATTATTATCCCCTAATTGTACGTTGCCATCAAAAGTAGAAGTACCTGAAGCATTTACATTAAAGATTGGAACTCCTGATATATCTGAAACTGAAAATAAGTCTCCTGATAAATCGTCTGTTATTGAAAATAACTGTCCTTGTGAACCTTGTATGTCTAATACTGTAGAACCAGATGCGTACATGCTTACTGTACTCGATTCACCGTTTAGTACCATAAGGGGTGTATCGTTTTCATCTATTCCATCTCCGACTATAAAACTTAGACCTTGAGTTTGTGTGCCTGGAGCTATCATTCCATAGACTTCATCACCTAGCCCGATAGCTATATTACCCCCGTCGATGTGTAAACGTTGCTGTGGGTTTGAAGCTCCAATACCTACTCTGTCGTTAGAAGCTTGTGTAAATATTAAGTGTGTTTCTGCATCTCCTTCTACTCTAAAATCTGTATCGTTTCCGTCCTCGTTAATTACCATGTAATCTTGAGTACCGTCTTCTTTTAACCTAATAAAGTCTACACCTCCTGCTATAAGTCTTGTTTCATCTGCTAAGAATCTTATGTACGTATTGGTATCATCGTTGTGGTATATATACTGGTTGGTGTATATGCTTCCTTCAATCTCTACGTTACCAACAACGTGCAGTTTTTGGTTTGCAGTTGTAGTACCTATACCTACGCTATTCGTACTAGCATCGATTCTCATTATTTCAACTCTAGGGTAAGTAGATAATTCTGCTTCAGTAAAGTCTTGATTTGAATCTGTGTTTGTAGAGGATCCGTATCCAAATATAATATCAGAACCTCCAGCATCTGCAGTATCATTTACATCTGATACTATTTTAACTTCACCATCTGCCTGTAATCCTAAATTAGCTCCAGAGTGTACAAAGTTATTTGTATTATTAGGACCTAAGTATATATTACCTTCTATATGTAGCTTCTGTTGAGGGTCAGTTGTTCCGATTCCAAGTTTACCGTCGTAGTCGAGAGTCATCAAATTTGCGGTATAGGCGCCGCTTGTCCATTTCTGCCATATTAAACCTTCAGTTTGTCTAATATTTTGAAGAATTTGAAATCCGCTAGCTTGAGAAGTATGTTGTAGTAGTAATCCATTATTACTATCTGAATGAGCAAGGTGTAGCTTCACATCAGGAGTTTCAGTACCTATTCCTACACCGTAGAGAGAACCGTTTGATGCAGATTTTTGCCTAAGGGTTATTACTCTTGTATTTGTACCATTACTTTGTACTAATCCCAAATGAGAAACAGCATCGTCATCAGGGATAGTTCCTGCTCCTCCTCTACCACCTTCTATTAATAGACCGCGATCATTACTGTGGTTAATTAATATAGCACCTCCTGTATCATTAGCGTCACTTCCTGCTTGAAAACGAGCTACAAGATTAAATTCTCCTGAAGTATCACTCTGCTGAACGTGTAGTTTAGGTGCTAATGTACCTACATCTGTATTAGTAGGTGTTGTTGTTCCTATACCAACTGAACCGAGTGTATATGCTACTGTACTAGCATCTCCTATTTCTACTTTGTCAGGATCAGTACCTTCATCCATTCTCATGATATTTCTACCGCCGGCAACTAACTGTAAATCATCTCCTCTGAATCTAAGGTATGTGTTTGAATCTCCTGCATGATATAGGTATTCTGGTATTTGTAAGTTACCGGTTAACGTGCCTCCGTCTATTGGTAGCACACCGTTATCAGAAATAGCAGTATTTAACTCTGCTAGAGTAAACGATCCTAATGTTGTTGCTCTATTTGTAGAGGTTATATGCCCCGTTAAATCACCTATGCTTGCTACTGTTGCTGGTTTGGTGGTTTGTATATCTGGTGTTTTTAAGTAAACGCTGTTTGTTCCTATACCTGACCAGTTTAAAACTACTAAACTTATATATCCATCTGCTGGTGCTGTGTATTCTCTTTCAAATGTTACCCAGGATGTAGTAATAGCACTGTTTTCATACCAACCAGAATCTCCTCTATCATCTTCCTGAACATAGGTACCGGTAGCATCGTTAGAAACATGAGTTTTACCGTCAGGAAGGTTTCCATCGTGTTGGTAAAGTCTAAGGTATAATCCATTTGATGCAGCTGCTGATCCTTTTACCATTATAGTAAATCTAACAGTTTCACCGTTTTCTATTCTTCGTGCTTGATAAACTGCACCTGTTGATGTATCTGAATCGCTTTGTAATTCTAAAGCATCTTCTGTTCTATTCCATCTTACTGAGGTATCATCTGAATTATTATATCCGGGTACCCAGCCTCTAAGGTGTGCTAAAGTTTCGTTTAAAGTTGTATTTTGGGCAATAATTTCAGTTTCAGTATAGAACCCACTTAGGTCTTGATCACCAGTGTTTGTACCTGAAGATGTACCTGAAAAGTTGTCTGCTGTAAGATCTCCTACAATGTCTACATCTCCATTTGGGTCTAAAGACATTATCGTTTGAGTTGTTCCTTCTGAATCATCCTTCCATTGAAATAGTCCTTGGTTAGCACCTGCTCTTACTCTAAATCTATCAGCTGTGTCTGTAAAACTATTGGTGTCTACAAAGTCAAGGGATGGTACTGTACTTGAAATAGTTATCCCTGCTGAAAAAGTTCCTCCATTTGCAGCAGAAACATAGTCTGTAACGTTTGAATTTAAAATATCACTATCGTTACCTACGTAATAAATGTTATTACCTTTATATTGAAATGCATTATCTTGAGCTCTAAATACATCTGTCCAGGTAATAGATGTTCCACCTGCACCTGCAGTACTTGTAAATACGCGTATTCCTCTATGTAAGTCAACTCTTGTAGGTATATCGTTAAACACCCTATTGTGTGTGCCTGAGGTTGTTGTAAATTCAATATTATATCCAAATTGACCGTAATTACCGCCACTATACCCCATAGTAACAGCTCTTGGGTCTCCGCTATACTCTCCTGCGCTTAAATCCCAATGTACGTAAGACCCTACATTTAAATTACCAGATATATCAGCATTACCGTTTATATCTAGACTAGTTCCTTCTAATTCAGTACCTGTAATTTTACCTGTGCTTGTAATAGCACCTGCGTCAATTGTTCCTGAAAAAGTTGCATCTGGGTCTATATTAAATGTTGATCCTGAGATTATTACATCTGTATCACTGGATCCTAAAGTTATATCTACAGAAGAGCCGTCTTCACCTCGTATAGATCCATTTTGTTCAAAAACAATATCTACATTGGCTGCACCATCTCCTATATAAACATCAGTAGTACCGTCCCCTATTAGTATATCACCAACAGCATTAGATAGTACTAGGTCATCTCCTGATTGTTCTATTTTACCCGCTTCTGTTCCAGTTGAATTTTCAAATTGTATATCACCGTCTGAAGGGGTTATTATTACATCTTTTGCCATATGTTTTTAACTTTATTATAAATATTACAATCTACCACTAATTCGTTTCTTTTGTTGCGTAAATGAATTTCGTACTTTTATTTTTTTACCAGTAGGTGAATGGGTACTACCTTTGGGTGCTTTATCAAATAGTACATCAACCGTTTCAAATTTAAATCTTTCTTGATGGGCATTGCTATCTAAGGTTATACCGTAAACCAGCATATATGAATAATTTTGAGCTGTGATTGTCAAGTGTGCTTCTTCTGTTGCTCCTCTCATAGCTGAAGTAAACTGTACTCTATCTGAAAATCCAAGGTGTGGTGAATTTATAACTTCCGAATCTGAGCTTGCCTTAAAATCTGTTTGACCAGTATATGCTGTTTGATAGCGTCCTCCGTTATATCCATTCATTAATTTCCTACCGAACAGATGTGGGAAATTATAACTACTGTTATTCTCTCCTTCCATACGACATTTCAGACGTACAGTTGTTCCTGCTGGTATATACATGCTGTCTATGAATGCAGGATCGTCTGTAGTCCCTAAGCCGTATAAATGTTTTGTACCTGCTAATGAATCTGTAAGCACCATTCCGTCTTGATGTGATACCATCATTTTACCTATTTCGAATTGTAGATCATACCAAGTTGATTTTTGATTGTGTCCTGCATTTCTTTGGTAATGGTTTCTGGAGGAACCACCTGATGAACACCAGAATGATGTAGAACTTACTACACCGTTGGTTTCTCCATCTAGGGACTTATACCATTTATTTCCTACATACGAATCTGTAAAGATTACTGATGATCCTCTATCTCCGATATAAGGATGCTGTCTAAAGCCGTCCATATATATTCGATTAAATTCGTTATTATTCTGCCCCCAGTATATATACATTGGTCTCTGCTCATGGTGGAGTAGTATAACATGACGTATAGGAATAGGTTCAGCATGATGATGGCACATAAATCCATAATCATCAGATCTTGTTCCGTACAGGTACGCATATTCACTATAAGGTTCGTATATAGCATCCGGTTGAAATGAAGAGTATGAATTTCTGGTAGTATAGTTGTTATAGAACTTTACATTGTGGTTAGACGACCACAACCAATATCCTTGCTGTCCGGTATCGTAACATATGTTGTTTCTTACTGCTATACCGTGAGAATGTCTAAGACTTAAGCCCATGTAACTAGTGTCATAATTCATACTATGCCAGGTACATCCTTCTATTCTAGATTGAAATTTATATCTTTCATCAGATGATTCATCTTCTCTATACTCACTATTATACCCAGCGATCATAGTACCTCTATAGTACGTACTTTTTGTATTACCGCCCCATTGTGTAAATTCTACATTTTTTAGGTGTATATGTCTTGTGTGAGCATCATTAAAACTAGTCCAATACTGTACATATAAAAAACATCTAGTATCAGAACTATTATCGACTCCTCTTATTTTAAACTTTCTAGTCAATACGGTTACTATTGATCCTACCTTTCTATCATGTTCTAAATTTGTATCTAAAGTAAGTGTATTACCGCTTTTGCTACTAACTGTATAGTGTGCTCTATAATCCCAATTTGTGTTTGTATCATTATTAACGTCTACAACTATAGTGTCTCCAACATTTATGTCATTAGCCGAACCTACTGTTATTTGATTTGTTGTATTTGCTGTAACAGCTGTTGTTAAGGTAGTTGCCATTTTTAATACAGCTCTTCCTACTGGGTGTTTCTTTTCTATACCGGTCTGGTAAACAATTTCATCTGCTACATTACCGGTTACATTGCTATCTAAAGTTATCTTATTATTTCTATACCCTATATTTGTTATAGTCTTTACATTTCTGTTACTACCTGTTCCAAATATAATTTTATATCCTACCCTAAACACTTTAGCATTGTCTACCTTAATTTGGTTACCACTAGCTTTTGTAATTATAGCAGTGGGAGAAACGTACTGTCTAATATACAACCTATTATTACTTGCGTCTACATCATGTACCCACATTCCTTCATCTCCAAGTACTCTATTATCTTGATTACCATCTAAATATATTGAAATCCAATCTCCTGCGGCAAATCCACCATCGTTCGCTACAGTAATGTACTCATCTCTTATATTAGCAATACTAGATATAGTTGAATTAGTTCTCCCTTCGTCTCCTACAAGTTTTAGAGATGCAAATCTTTCATTTTCTACCCATATTCCGTGTTGAGCGTCATTGTTTCCTCTAAATTCTAATTCTATATTGTTACCTGTTCCTGATAATAGACCACCACTAGTGCTTGAGCCTTCTGTAAACTGAGTACCTGTAGCATACGCTTCATTGGACCCTTCAATGGTTATTCTTCCATTCATTCTAAATTTAGCATTTGTTGCGAAATGTAAATTACCGAATACTGTAATGTCACCATATCCGTTAGTAGGTCTGTTATCTGAATTAACAGTGACTTTGTGTCCAGCTGTTATTGTGAAGGTATCTCCGTCTGCAGGAGTTGATCCTCCCCAAGTAGAGGAACTAGTCCAGTTACCGGATTGTGATGAAGTTAGTGCTGCCATGCTATATTAAATTTTCCGGTATATTATCTACCATATTATCTCTTTCATACTGTGTTGTATCTACAGCTATTTCAAATGATAATTGATTTGATGAATCTACTACCTCATTTTTTGTTATCAATATAGATTTAATATCATTTATCAATTCTATATCCCCTGTCTCTTTATTGTAAGTAACTTTTATTATCATTGTACAGTTATTAGCGGTTCTACATCCTTACGTGTTGCTTGGACATAATAAAAATAATGTTTTTCTTGCGGACCTCCAACTATTATTGAGTTATTTTCATATGTTTTATAGTAATATATGTCTGGAGACCCTATGGATGTAAGTTGTACTGTTATAGTGTCTTTGTCAATCAATCCTTCCCATTCCTCAGGTAGTATCACCGTATCTTCTTTACTTTCTCCTCTTACATAAACAGCATGTTCAGGTCCCTCTAACACACCGTAGACAAGACGTTTACCTACCTGTGTTGGGTGTTCTATATCAAATGACTTTACAGTAGCGCTTAATGTTCCATCTATATTTACTGATCCAGTAAAGTCGTGGTTATCATCTGAGGTATCACCGAATTTGGTAGAACCAGATTCATATATAATTGAAGCACTAACAAATTCAGTATGGAATTCTTGTGCTGTTAAAGTCCCTGCTACCACTACATCTCCTGCGAAAGAAGTATCTCCTTTAATGTATGCTGTAGCATCTCTAAAGTATGCCCATGTATTAGTCAACGGTGCTGTTGCTGAGTTAGCAATTGTTCCGGTTTCTATATCTGTAGTACCCATATAGGTACCAGTATCACCTGCAACTATAATACCATGTCCTCCAGTACCGTTTCCTGCTGCTTTTAAATAAGTGTAGTCACTAACGGTGCTATTCCAGCCATTATATAGTATATCATGAGTCTGAACGCCTGTGTTCCACCCAGATACATACTTTTTTAATAAGGCAGCAGATGAATTAACTTGGAAGTATCCGCTTACTTCTACATCTCCTGTTGTACTTATATTAGGTACATTTAGTGTATCTGTTGCTCCTGTCACTGTTAACCATGAACTACTATAAACATCTGCTCCATCATGCCACAATAGGCTGTAAGTTCCACCAAACCCGTCATTTGCTGAAACAGCCAAGTCTTGTGCTGCTCCGTAAATATTGTCTGCATAGATATTTTTATACCTAAGAGTGTTAGTACCTAAATCAATATCGCTATCCGTTTGTGGATTTAGTGCTCCGTCTATAAGTTTTACCTGTGTTGCACCATTAGCTCTAAACTTAATTTGGTTATCAGTTTCAAACCCTATGTAGTTATCATCATCTCTACCGATATGGTTAGAATTTACATTTATATCACCTGCAAAAGTTGTAGCATTAGTAGATGTACTAATAGATATTAAATCTGTACTATCGGAATTTTTTCTTATTACAAATTGACTAACGTTATTTGATGAAGTTGAGTCTGTTTGAAATTTTAACCACTCTCCTGATGCATCTCCTCTTTTAACGTTAATAAAAGACTCTTTTGCATTATTATTGCCACCAAGGATATTTAGGTTACCGGCAAAGTTATCAGTTGTGTTAAGTAAATACCCACTTAAATCATTGGACACCAAATAGGTACTTGTATCTACACTACCATCTGCTTTTAAAAACTCTGTGCTAGCTCCTCCAGATTTTACCAACGAAGTTGCTGTTAAATTCCCATTAACTACTGCTTCTCCGTCATGTATCTTAAACCCATCTATTACAGTACCATCTTTTCTGTACCTTATTCCTACTTCAAAATCAGTTAAATCAGTACCTGTTTCACTGGTCGCTTCCATGTAAAATTCACCACCAACTATATTAACATCAACATCATCGTCATAAGACTGTAACTGGATCTTAGCAGGTTCAACTCCAGTAGCAGGGTCATTTCTAGATCCTCTTACTACTAGTATTTGATCTTGTCCACTATTTCCACTACTCTTAACAATTAAGCCTGGTTTTGTGCTTGTATTTATTGTGATAGGTCCATTAAAAGTTCCACCACTTGCTTTTGACACAAAGTCTGTTTGGTTCACTACTGTGTCAGCAGCAGCACCCAATTCTGCTAAGGTAGGCTTGTGACCTTCGTGATAAACTTCGTGAGTACCTGATGGATCTTGATAATATAAGTCACCAATTTGGTTTCCTATATAAACATTATCATCTGTACCGTATCTTATTAATCTTCTACTAGCTCCAGAACTGTCTTTAGCGTAATATGATTCATTATTATCTGCTCTAAATGTTACTCCAGTTACATCACCATCAAAAATTGCGTCACCTGATTGATTGATTGAAACTACTACGTTATTGGCGTCATACGTGGTTGTATTTGATAATATTTGGAATTTATGAGAAGTATCATCACCATTGGCGTCTACATAAAATCTATGTCCTTGATTAGATATATAATTTATATAAGCAGCTGTATTATTTTGTAATTTATCTTTAACGTGTAGATTATCAAAATAACCATTCAAGTACCTGAGGTCATTAGTACCTATATTATGTGAGCTATCACTATCTGGTCTTATATCTCCGGTAAATATAAAATAATTATCTTCGTGTATAGTAAATCTGTTGCTTTCTGTTCCTGCTGCTAATGATTTTATTAAAAAAGACTGTTTGCCTGCAAAATTTCTAGTCTCCATTAAAATTCCATGGGTTCCATCATCATGCAACATCTTTATTGAAGAATCTAATTGTCCTGCATCTCCGGAATTTCCACTGTCCCCTCGTAAAATAAGAGTTGCAGTTGATGCTGCTGTTACTGTTAAGCTATCACCTACGCTAGCTGTTCCTGTGGAGGAGAATGTACCCTCGATATCTACACTATCAGAGTCAACTCTAAAGACTCTATTCCCACCTGAATAAAGTGATAAGTTTTCACCATTAACACCATGTGTTCTAAAATAATGTTCGGTGCCAGTACCTTTTGTACTGTTAATAGTTAAAGCCCGTATAGATTCGTAATCTCCAATGAGTGTTAAAGATCCGGTTACTTCAGAAGAGGCAAGGGATTTATATCCCTTCCTTATTATAAATTCATTTGCCATATTGCTGTTCTTTTTTCACTGTCCAAAAGACGCTCTTTAATAAATAGTGTTTTTATCTATATTACGTTTTTACTACTTTAAATTCTCTGCTAGTATCTTGTTCTTTTAACTCTACTATTCTTGCTGTTGCTGCTTTTTTAGTAGAAAACTGTTCTACATTATCTTCTGTAGTAAGTTTTTCAACCCAAACAGTACTAGAATTTAGGTTAAATTGTTTCAATATCTTCCAAGCCATAATTATAATGTTCTTATTAATGTTTTTATTATCCAGTCATTAGTGTTTGTTGAAGCTCTTAACCTCATGCTACTACCTGATAGGTCTACACTCAATGTTACTCCTGAGGTATCACCTATATCTTTAGTAGAATTATCTGTAAATTCTATTGATCCATCTACCGATATTGCCATGACTGTTCCTACTCTAGCATTAGATCCGCTTACGCATGTATAGTCAAAGAATGCTCCTGTATATTCACCGGTATTTACTGTAGCTATCGTTTCTGTTGCTGCAGAATCTACATCTACATTTTCTTGATAAGTTATGTTGGCAGACTTAATTTTTAAATCGCCATCTATAGACACTTCTCCATTTGCTTCAACTTCAAAAATAGGTACACCTGATATATCTGAGACTGCAAAAAGTGTTCCTGTAAGGTCGTCTGTTATAGAGAATAATTGTCCTTGAGATCCTTGTATGTCTAATACTGTAGAGCCAGACCCATAGACTTCTAGTTTACTACTAGGAGTAGTCGTACCTATACCGACGTTACCATCAGTATCTAGAACCATTTTAGTAGTTAGTGTTGAAGATGTTGTATTGTAAGTTTGAAAACCAAGTTTATAGCTTCCTTCATTCTTAATTGCAATATCCCCGCTATTCCACCTAATGTATCCTCCTGTGCCAGATATATTTACATTCCCAGCAACATCTAGTTTATAAGTAGGGTTAGTTGTGCCTATACCTACGTTACCTGTAGAATTAATACGCATAGCTTCAGACCTATTCGTTTCAAAACGCATACTGTTGTTACTGTGTTGGTATTTTATTCTACCAGCATCATTGTTATTATTATCTGCAAAGAAAATACCTGCTGTGTTTGAAGCTCCGGTTACAATAGTTAACCCGTGGTCTCCTGTTGTAGTTTTACCTATAGTTAAATCACTAGCCGCTGCGTTTGATGGGTAATTACTGTTGATATATACATCTCCATTTACATCAAGTTTAGCTCCAGGAC